GCTTTTTTAACTGTCATAAATGGATCGCCATTCGGAGTAGTTTCTTTTGATTGCCACATTATTTCGGGTGCATTTTTCATTTTTAATCCTTTTAATTTTTAGTATTATACTGTAATAAACCTTAAGATTTAATTAAAATCTTCTGAAATTTATTAATTCATCCAACTCGTCAACAAAATCATTAGCATCTTTAGAAACTATATCATTGAATAATTTTATGTGTTTATATCTTGAACTTTCTTTTCTGAATTTATTTCTTTTGATTTTCTCTTCAAGATCCAAAAAGTTTCTAAACCCATTTAGCATAAAAAATTCACTGAAATTTTCAGATGCTTGAAACTCATATATAAGTTCAAATTGAGTAAAATATTGTTCGCAACCGTGGTCTGAAGCATTTCTATCTTGAAGTTTTCTTTCAAAGTATCCAGAAGGAATTTCAGTTTTATAAATTATAGCAGACGAAATCATATAATCTCCATGATAATCGCAATAGTTAAAATATTCTGTAATTTTATAGAATGTCTTCGTATTGTATTTTATATGATTTAAAACAGGAGTTTTACCTAAAATATTCAATAATGCGATATGTTGTTTTTCGCTTAAACTTTCTCTCGATTGTTTATATAAACTTTTTATAAAATTATTTTCTTCTAACTCAGTAGGTATTTCTAAAAATGAATTTGGTTTTACTTGGATTTTCATGAAGACTCCTTATTTTTTAGTATTATACTATATAATAACTTAAAATAATGTTAATCTTTCTTTATCTTTTCAACATAGTTATCGTCTAATTTTTCTATTTCAAGTTTATCAAATATTAGAGGAAAATCTAAATCATTTAAATCTTCTAAATTTATTTCTTTTCCAAAATATGTTAATGTCATATGTGGTTGGTAATCTGGAAAATCATATTTGAAATCATAATTTTGCATATAAAAATTATGTAACGAATTAATTTTAGGATTGTCTAAATGCAAGACAACTACATTCTCGTCCTTCTCTTTATTTTCAAATCTTCCTAAAGAAGTTTTTTCTACTATTATTTCTTCAAAATCTGAAATTATTTTTCCAGAGAATTTCTTTTTTGAATATATTATAGTACAATGAAAATCGTTAAATGATTCTTTTATATTATTTTCTAGTAAGTATTTTTTAAGTTTTGTTTTTGATTTTTCGCTTAATGCGAGTGAGATATAGATACCATCAGCATCTATTTGTTTTGTAGATTCTAAAATTTTTTGTAGACACATATTAACTTCCTTTTATTTTATTTTATTTAAAGGGCGAGAACCCTTTAAAAATATTTTTTGAAAGTTTAATGTTTAGTTTTTTATAAAAATTGATTCATCGGACTTGTAAAAAGATTAAAAAATATTGTCCAATGATCTTGACCAGAGGTGATGTTTTTACCAAACATCACCCTCGTCACCATTTCCTTCTAAATACATTTCGTATTCAAAAGTGAATTTATATTTGTAAGCACCAGCGTCTTGATTTAATGATGCTTCCTGAGTAGGTTTACATAAAGCATTGAAGAATCTCCAAGTTTTTGTTGCTGTACCATCAGTTTTTGCAAGAGTTACCTTGATTTTAAATCTTAAATCAGCAGATAAATCAGTCGATTCTTGAACTACTCCATCAGGTTTTTTCATATCTGATGTTGAACCCATATAACTTCTCATTACTTCTCTATAGAATTTACCAGCAGTTCCATTAGTATCTTCAAATACATCAAAATCCATCGTACCGTGTTTATCTATTTTTCCGAAGAATCTCATTGTAAATCCACCTGTCGGAACATCAATTATATTAACATCAGGAGACGGAGGACATCCACTTATTTCAGATGTTTTGAATTTAAAATTCGTAGCACCTTTTGCTTTGTTTGCATCTGTTATTTCTATAACCCAAATTTGAGTAGTTTGTAACTCACCAATATTTGTTTTATAATCAGAAAACTTTCTTGAAATTTTTGCCATTTAGGAATTCCTTATAAAAATTATTCTAAAGGATAACAGACTATGCTGTTATCGCTAAAGATTTGTTGAATATACCAAGAGTAACTTTGATTTCATTAATATCCATTGTTGGTTGGATACCTAAGAAAATCGGAAGTTTTCTATTGTCTATATCAAAATCAGTTGGAGCAACTATACATTTAAATGCATATACACCTTGTTTTGCAAGCACTTCATTACTCATAAATGTGTTTATAGTTGATTCAATTCTACTCCAAGTTTCAGGATTGTTGTAATTGAATAACTCATATTTTAAGTAACTTTCTAGACCATATCTTATAATCATTAACAAGAATGAAACAGATCTTAATTGCATTGGACTCGGTTTTGCATACATAGTGCGATTTCCCCAGATTATTAATCCTTGTCCAGGTTTATACACAATTGGATTGATTCTACTATCAACAACTAAATCAAGTTCACCATCACTAAACTGATGCTTAACATCTAAACCAAGAACTTTACCTTTCACCAAACCAGCGGCAGGAGTGAATAAAGTATAATTTCTATGTACAAAGTTTTGTGTTATAATACCATATGTAGATGGAGCAGTCCATACATATTCTCTATTATAAGGGTCGTATTGTTTTACCCAACCAGTGAATAAACTTCCTAAGTGTGTATTTATCATAAGTTTTTCAGCATATGCTCTTACAGCAGATAATGCGTCTGAACTTTCTTCAGCACTTGGATCCATAGACCAATAACAATGTGTATTATTTTCGCCTTGTGCCATAGCAACTCTTAACATTTCTTGAGCATATGCAGGAATAGTGTAACCACCATCATCTAACATTTGAACAGGAGTGTTATTGTTATTACTTAATGTTCTTAGAGCGAATATCATACTAGCAAGTGAAATAGCAGAACCATTATCACCGAATGTCATATAATTCACACCACCATCAAGAATATAACCTTGATAATCACCGATTTTAACATCATCGCCAATTCTATCAGCAACCATAGGGAACGACATAATTGTATATGGAAAATTCTGAATTCCTTCAATTATATGTTTTTCTGGTTTAGTCATATCTTTCATAAACTTGAATACTTTCCAACCAATGTCTTCGGCATCATTATAGTTATAATTTCTAACTATTTGTCTATCTAAGAAAATTTGATTATTATCAGTATTGATATTTTCAATAGTATATATTTCAAATAATTCAGTTCCATAAATTTCTTCTCTATTTTCATAGAAAGGAGCAAATTTAATTTTATCTCCGATATTAAGATCGCCTAAATCATTAACAAATACTTCAATATCGCTTGTATAAAGATCTTCTTTTACATAAATATCAGTTCCATCAGAATCTTTCACAACATCAAAAATCATTTCTGGATTTCTTCTCCATAGAGAATAATCAGTTGGTTTAGGATTGATTGGACTTCCGTCTTTTATCACTTTCGCGAATTTATTATCTTTAACTTGAACATATTTTGAGTAACCATTCACAACAGTTTCAATGAAAAGTTTTTTACCAAAACCATCAACAAAAACTCTATCTCTAGATACTAACCATCTTTCAACTTCCATACCATTTTCATAAACTACAAAATAGAATGCTTTACCATCTGGATAATCTTTAGATGCTTCAATACCAATTGAAAGGTTATTATTCCATTCACCAGGATTCACACCAGTTACCAACATAGTATAAAGTTGTTTCCAAATTGAAACTTTTGTTAATCTATAAATTGTATCTTCAGAACCTATTGACACAGGTTGTTTAGTAGTTACGAAATATAAATCAATTTCATCTTTAAACTTTTGAATTGCAGTATCTTCAGTTTCTTCACCAGCATCATCTAAAACAACTATTTCATCAGCATCGTGAAATTTATCAGCAGAAGCAACGATTACAAACCCTTGATCTTTCGCATCAATTAATACAACAGTCTTAGCACCATTTGATTTATTTTTTATAGTAGTACCTTTAGAGGCAGTAATTAATGTTTGGTTTCCATCAGCATCTTTATCAAATACTATTCTTTGGAATGGTTTAGCACCTTTATTAACACCTACTACATCAACAATATTAAATCCTTCAGACTCAACATCATAATCAGTTATTGGAGCATAATTATCTTTTGAATTAATAACTATTTTATTTCCTGCTTTGATTTGTTTAGGAGTCCCTTCAAGTACAAACTCGTATGTGTTTATTACTGAACTTCCTGCTTTATCAAGCATTTTTTCAATTTGAACTTTGTCTTCAACTTGTACAAATCCGTATGTATCAACATCATGTTGAGTCATACCATCTTCTTTTAAAGGTTCAATTATTCTTTTAACATCGTCGTTATATTTATCGCCAATATTAAAATTTCCACCTCTAACTAACACACCTGCATATTTAGAATCATCTTCTGCCGCTCTTACAACCCACAATTTGTTTGTTGCTTTTAATAGTTGTACTGCCGCCTGAGTTTCAGGATATCTTAAATCTGGAGTACCATATAAATCTATGAACATTTGTTCTGATGTTACTAAACGAGGTTTTTTTACAGTTCCTTTTTTACTTCTCACTACTATACCAGCATAAATTCCAGACATTCCTTGAATTACTGCTGATCTGTCTTGAGTTGCAAATAATACTTTTGCCGCACCCATTAAACTTCCTTATCCTAAAATATTTATTTGAACACCGTTTGGTGCTTCACTTGTTATCTTTCTAACTTGACTTTCATCAACTTCTAAGACCATTTCTTCACCGAATCCTACTAAAAAGATATTTTCGTGTTTACCTTTTCCGTGAGTGTCGATCATAAATTGTCTTTCAGAGTTATTAAAAACTTGTACTTTCAATTTTCGTCCTTTTATGAGATTTTATCTACTTCCTTATCTTTATTTAAAGATAAACAAGTTTCTTCAATTATTAATTTAGTATCTTCATCATCTACTAAACACTTTCGTTCACAAGACAGAGTATTCTCATTGTAATTTTCTATTTCATTTATATTTAAAGATTTGTCCATAGTAAAAACTTTCAAATCTACTTCTTTAATTGTTTTAGCAACTGTATAAAATGGACTAAAAAATAATCCAGATACTTCTACATTAAATGAAATTAACATCATACCACCATAAGAGTCAGTATCTATAAATTCCAAACTTTCAATTTCAGAGAAATTTGTTTGGTATGGTATTTCCAACTCTTCATTGTCTACGACATATGTTATATCAATAGTTTTATTTTTTACAAAATCTATATTATATATCATTTCTAAGAGATGAATAATTTTATTTTCAGAACTAAACATTTGAATTTGAAAAGTAGTTTTTCCATAAAAAGTATCTCTCAAAGTTGCTCCAGAATCTGTTTCTATTGCAAGTTGATCGTATGGCGAATTCTTACCTCTATTATCGTCTCTGGTTAATGGGTCTCTTCCCCAAATTGCTAGATTCATTAATTCAGTTTCTTCGCCGATACATTCTTTTATTATGTCTTTATATAAAATAGTATTTAATTTTGATGTTCTATCTCTTCTAAATTCTTTTATAAAAGACATAGACGGAGAAAATTTAAAGGGTACATTAATACCTACTTTATCAAAAAACAAATTCTTTAAATAATGAACGACACTCGCCTCAAATAATTGAACCATTTTTATCTCCTTAAAAGTATTTAAACATCTATTGCTTTCCACCAATCAGAGTTACCTGATTCCTTTAATTTAGCGATTGTCTCGTCTAATAAAGTCTGTCCAGTGTCTCTTAAATCAGTTATGTCAAAAGGTAACTCAGAAAGAGCAAAATCGTTTCTATTATGTCCTATGTATATATAAGCAAGGGCAGTAATCAAATCCAAAAACTCAACATCTTGGTCTGTAATATCATCAAGTATCATATGGCATAAAAATGCTATATAATAAGGTTCTGACGACATATTTCCAAAACTACAAATTAACACCTTTCTATTTTTATCAAATTGATAATTCCATGGAATTTTAAAATTTTCTTTTGCTTGTTCTAAAGGAAAATTTCTCCAATCGTTCATATAAATTCCAGTTATATTTTTTATTGTTCTTTCGTCGCCGAACTCGTCTTGAATAGTTTTAAATTTCATTCTTTTAGAAGAAATTTTTATCGGCACTAATACATCAACTGATTTATATTCAGAATAAATGTTAAGTGCTCTTTGAAGTAGTTTATCTAGAATAGGTTCTTTTATTTCAAAATTTTCTATACCAACAAAATATTGGTTAGTATTTACAAATATATAATCTAATACTTCTTCTTTTGTCATCTTAATTCTCCATTAAATTTTTAAAGGGGGAGACCCCTTTAAATTATAAAAGTTTTTCTGCTAAAGATGCTTTTTCAGCATTTTCATCAATTTCAACTTTTTCATTTCCTGTAACCATTAATTTCTCAGCAAGACTTAAACCTTTATCTGATTTTTCGTCTTTTTTGTCTTCATTGATTCCAGTTTCTCCATTTACAGGAGCATTTTCGTTTATGTTAGTTTCATCTTTTTTGATATTCATTTTTTCTAACATTTTTTCTTCAACAGCAGGAAGGTCGCTTTCACTTAAAACATATAATGTTTCTTTAGAATCGATTGCTTCGTAGATTGATTTGATTGCTTTATCTCCAACAACAGCAGTAAGTTCTTCAACAACTTGTGTTGCTCCAACTTTCTTAGCATCTTCGACTTTACTTTCAAGAATATCTTCAACTTTTTCAAAATCTGCTTCAGATATTACAGTAGCAGTTCCTTTGATAACTTCTTTAAATAATTCTTCACTTAAACAAGAATCAGAAACGATATCAGCAGTAACTTTTTCAATCATTTTTTCTTCAGCAATTTTTAAAACTTCATCAGAATAAACTTTTGCAGTTCCTTCTTCGATTTTTGCAACTACATCACTTGTTAAACCTATTTCAGCAAATCCTTCTGCTAAAAGATCTTTAGTTTCTGTTTTTGCTTTTTCTATTTCTTCTTTGAATTGAGTATCAGTAAGAACAACATTTTCTGAAAGAATCGCTTCATATGCTTTCATATATGCTTCTCTTTCTATTTTCTTTAATTGTGCCTCTTGAAGTTTTTCTTCTCTTAAATCTTTAATCATTTTTGAGTTTCCCTTAAATTTATTTTTTTACGATTGTTATTAAATCTGGAAGTATAGTAACTTCAAAACCATCAAACAATTTTTCGTTATCTTTAATAGTATTTACAATATCATCAGAAGAACTAAGTTCTAATTCAGTATCACTTACTATTGAAATATTAACATTATTTAAAATTCCATCTAAAGTTTTTGCTAAATCTTCAATTGTTTGAGGAACAGAACTTTCAGAATTTCCACTTGTAGGTGTACTTGGAGTACCATTCGGAACTTCACCTAAACTGTCAGCACTAGCAGATGCTTCAGCACCGTCTTCTTTAATTTCACCTGTCATTGGATCTTTTATTTCTGAGAAAAATACATTTCTTAGTAATAGATTCCATGCATCTTTTACTTCCATTTCTTCAAGATTGTGGAAAGGTGCAAGTAACATCTTTAATTTTTGTGAATTATAATGATTTGAATTAATTAATGTCCCTTCTTCAGTCACAGTAATATCAGTTGATTTTACTCCGAATTTTGAAAGAATAAGCATAATTTCATCAAAAGTATTATCATCTTGTAATCTTTTTATAATAAGACCTTCGTCAATTGATTTCACTATTAAAGTGCTATCATTTTCAACGATCTTTATAATATCTTCGAAATTTAATTTCATTTATTTTCCCTCTTCAGTTTGTTGTTTAGGTTTTCTTCCTCTACGAGGTTTTTTAACTTCAACTTTTTCTTCTGGTTTTACTTCAACTTTTTCAACAGTCTTAGTTTCTTTTTGTTCATTTGCTTTTGAAACAGTTTTCTTAGTTTCTTTTTTAGCAGGAACGATTGCATCTATAAGTTTTTTGAACTCTTGCTCAGAATAAATTTTTAAACTCTCTGGTTTTCTTAAAATTAATGTTTCATCAATCTTTAAACTTTCTGTAGGTTTTAAAGATTTTTGTGTATAATCAGTTTTTAAGAAAGTAAGGAGTTTCTGAGTATCATTATACAAAACTACCATAAATATCCTTTTAAAATTATTTAAAGATTAAGAATCATTATTTGACTTAACTCTTTCATAAAAATAACTTATCTATTATATTTAAAAAAGAATTAAGTTTGATATTCAAAATTAATTGAATACAAACTCAATCTATATAATCCCTAAGGATTATATATTTTCGATTCTTACTTTTGTAGCAAGAGTTGGAACAACAGATTTGATACCTGTCATTGATGCCGCCGCTTTTTGAGAAGCAAGTGGATTGTGATCCATACCTTGGAATGTATCAGTTACAAATAAAGGCATATAAGGACTAATTACAAGCGGACTTGTGAAGAAATCATCATCTTTAGTAACTAAAAGCATTTCACCTTTTGGCATAACAATACTTCTAACAACTGGACGACCATCTAATGTACCATATAAGTGTGTACCAAGAGATGCTTTTACATCAGTAGCAGGAACGAAACCAGGAAGAGATCTAATAAGACCAGCAACACTTGTACCTACAACATAAACAATATCACCACCAATTCTACCTGATTGCTCAAGAATAGCATTTTCTGCTTCTGCAATAGTTGCTTGGAATGAAAGTAAGTGTTCCATATAACTTACACCTGTTGGTGCTTTTTTGTCCCAAGTTAATGTACCTTTTGTGTTAGTATATAACTCAACGATACCAGCAGTTGAAATATTTGTAGTTAGTTCCCCAACTAAATCTTTCGCTAAAACTTCTTCTGAATCAATATTGAATCTTTTACTCATTTCATAAGATTTGAATAGACCAATTTCTGCTCTTAAACCAAAAGTTCTTGCAGTAATTTCAGTAGAATCATATTCTGTACTAACAGTTTGTAATTCTTGAAGAGTTTCAAGGTTAGTTGAATATTCAACATTAATAACAGCACCATCTTCAGGAGCAGTTTCGAATACAAAACTTACAGCACCAGTTTTATAATTAATAGAACCTTTACCACCAACACCGATTAAGTTACCTTGACCATCGTCTAATAGTTTTGTTCCTGATTGACCATCAACAGATACTAGAATAGTTCTTACTCTTGCTTCTGGATATTTGATAACACCTTCAAATTCTGTAGTTGAACCATCACCTTTCGCTACTGCATCATCAGTAATATGTTCGCCAGCAAATTGCTCAGGTAAACCAACACGACCTTGTTTAGCATCTAAAAGAGTTTGACCTTGTGTTACATTACCACGAGTTGTTTCAGATTTAACATTTTTGAACCATACAAGACCTTTTTTCTCTTGAATTGGTTGAATACTTGCTATTAGAGGCATAACAGAAGTTGCCGCAGATGCCGCAATAACATCAAGACCGATTCTTGGTAATAGACCTAAATCATCAGCACTACCATTTGCTTCTTTGAATGAAGTCCAGTGTTCGAATTGTTCAAGTTGAGCACCTAATGCCGCAAGATCGAATTCATTAACAGATTTTCCTGCTTTTGCTTTTGAAGATTTACTTTCATAAAGATCAAAATATTTTTGATATTTCTTTTCGTAATCTCCCATTGATTTTAAAACTGCTTCTTTTCCAAACATTTTATTATTTCCTTGTTTTTATTTATATTTATTTAAAGTTTAAGATTCAAGATCCGACATAAGATTTAATAAATTTAGTTGAAACTAACTAAAAATTTTGTGCTTTTTAGTTTCGTATCACACAAATAAAAAATTGTTAATTGCTTATTTGTATGATACGAACTATTTTTAAACTACAAAAGTTTTTCTGCTAGAGTAACTGATTTCTTTTTCTCTTGTCTGATATTCAAATCTAGTCCAAAGTCTTCATTAAAATTAGTAACTTTTAATTCCTTCTTTTCCAATGATTCCTTAACTTTTTCCATATCGTTGAAAGTATTTAAAGTTTCTATAATAACTGTTTTATCAACTTTATACAAAGATTGAAGATATAAAATTTTCATTTTATCGTTTTCTTCTTTTATACTTTTGTTCTCAGTTTCTAAAATCTGTGTTGATTTTTTCAACTCTTCTAAACGATTTGATTGAGTATTTGATTCTTGTAAAAGAGTTTCAACTTTAGATTTTTCTTGAATAATTTCTTTTTCAAGATTTTCGTTTAAGTTTTTATGTTCTTTTTCAAAAGTATTTAATTTTTCTTTTAAAGATTTTATTTCATTTTCGTATGATTCAGTTAATGTTTCTTTCTCTAAACTAAATTCTTCTTTAAACTTAGTAAGTTTTTCCGAAAAACTTTGCTCAGTTGATTGAACCCTTTCTTGAACTGATTCGTTTACTAAATGTTTTTGTAATTCTTTTTGTTTACTTAACTCAAAAGACTTACTTTTCATTTCATCTTCTAAAAATAAATTTTTCTCTTTTAATAAAGATTTTTCTTCTTCTAATTTTCTAACTGAACCCTTTGATTCACTTATACTTTTATTTAAAGATTCTACCTTGATTTTTTCATCATCTAATAATTTTTCACTTAGAACTAAATCTGATTTTAATTTCATTATTTCTTTAGTCAAAGCATTAAAATCTTCATCAACTTTTTGTTCAATTGAAATCTTTTTTGTAAGTTCTCTAATTAGATCATTATAATCTTCAGTAAGTTCTTTCACAGTTTGCTCTTTTGCTTCTTTAACTGCCTTAGATTTTTCGTCTGAATTTTTATCTTCTATTTCTTTAACTAATTTTTCGTTTCCGTCTTTAATTAAATCCATAATTTCTTTTGAGTCAACAGAATTTACGCCTAATTCTTCATCAGGTTCTTCTTCACTAAAAAGTTTTTCTTTCATCCATTCTACAAGTTTAACTACTTTTTCAACATAATCGTCGTCAAAAACTTTCACCAATTCAAGGATATCGTCAAAATTTTCTTTCGTGAATTCATCATTTGGAGTATTAATCCACTCAATTAATTTGTCTGTTCTATCTGAATGTGCCTTTACTGAATGAACCTGTTTAAGATAATGTTCTAAGTAAGCATTTAAAAGTTCTAATGGTTCTTCAAATTCGTCTTTTTCTTCATCATCTTTTTTGTCTTCGTCGTCGCTTACATCATTCACTTCTTCTAAAAGTCTATCTTGTAAAGTTTGATTTTCTTCATTAAGATTTTCAACAATTTTCTTGTATTTACTCAATTCATTTTTATAGTGTTCGTGAACTTCTATTCCTTCAAGAATAGTACAAATTCCGTCTTCACAAATTTGAATTTTTGACTCTTTCAATTTTTTAAGATCGTCTTTATTGTCTTGAAGCAATGTTTCCATTAATTTAACATCTACATCAGCAATACCTGGATGGATGACAAAATCAATACTTTCAATACTAAAAGTATTTGGATTAATAACTTGATAATTTTTTCCATCTAAACTTTTTGATTCATTAGCAAATTCACCAAATCCTCTAGTAGAAACTTTCATCTTACTTCCTGCTTTCAATACAGTATAAAGAATTCTTCCTGCTTCTGTATCTAAGATTTCATATGTAGCATACCCATATCCGTCTTTACGAATTTCAATTTTTGATACTATATGTGAAACTTTTCCGTCAGATAATAACTCATCAAGAGTATAATTCTCTGGGTGACCAATACAACCAAACATTAGTTTATCTTTCAATAATTGTTTTGTTTCTTCTCTTTTTAATGCATTCTGCCAAAGTTCTTTAGGGTAGAAACGACCATTTCTACTTACTCCATCTAAAACCAGCGATTTTCCTTCAACAATACCTAATATGGGACTGAATGACTTTGGATCAAAATTTTCATTTAAATCTTGATACTCAGACACAGAATAAATCTTAACATCAGAAAGAGAACATTCGTCGATAATTCTCATTTTGGACATTTAATTTCCTTTTAATCTCTGAAGAAAGTAAAAATTTCTTCTAAAATAACTTTATTATTATTTAAAGATCTTTTATTTTTAAAAATAATTTCTCTTAATTCTTCTTCAACTTTTTGACTCTTTTCATAGAAAACTTTCATAACAAATAAAAATTCAGCATTACTTTTTTGATTTGGTTCGTAATATTGTAATTCTATTAGAATGTGAGTCTTTATAGAAGTCAAAGTTATGAGAATATTTAATAAATCTTGATAATTTATTTCATCTTTTTCGATGATTTTCAGACATTCATCTATCTTTTTCTTAAATCTTTTCTTAGAAGTAGACTCTTGCCATTTATTCCAAGCATTTTTAAGATTCGAAAATGATAACTCGTTCTTAAACTTATTTAATTTCTGAGCAAGTAACATTTTCTTAATATAAGTTTCTTCAGACAAGTTAAGTATTTTAAACTCAAACTCGTCATCCTTATTTTTAAATTTCACTATCTGCTCCTTTATTCGTCATCCTCGTCATCATCTTCGCGAATAGTAAAGATAGGAGCATCAAATAATTTTTCAAAAGAAGTATTATAAAATTTTATTAATTCTTTGCCATTAACTGTAACTCCCATTTCTTCAGCACTATCCATAGTATCATCAACAAAGTCTTTAATCGTACTCATCATATCAATAGTCATATTTAGATATTCTATTTTCTCTAAATCAGATAAACTATATGAATTTGTAAACATAACTTTTATATTATGAATAGATACATCATACCCTTGATTTTTAAGATGAACTAAGAAAAGATGTTGAATACTATTTCTTAGAGAAGTTTGAAAAGTTTTAATTTTCTTTGCATATCTAGTGCTATTTTGAATAATATCCATTCTAGACACTTCGTTTTCAAAAATAGACTGAGGAAAACCCAAAGTCATCAATGTAGTATTTCTAAGATCTTCAACTTTTTGAAATAAATCATCAAGTTCTTCAAAAACTTCATAATTTTGTTTTTCAACTTGACCTTTATCTCCCCAAGAAGGAACAACTTTTATAGATGTGCTGTGTTTAAGAATATCATCAAGAGTTTCTTTAATATTTTCAAAATCGAATTTTATTTCAGACATAGATTTGTTTATAAGTTTTTCATACGATTTACTTATATTAACTGCTTCCTCAGGTTTAACCGTATCAGGTACAGTAACTCCTAAAACAGGTTGTTTAGATGCTTTCTTAAGAAGATTTACATATATTAATCCTTCTAATAAATATAAACTTTCTAAAAGATTTAAAACTGGATGTAAAAGACCTTCACCAACTCTAAAATAAACTGCTTCTTCGTCATTTATATCAACTTTAACTTTCTTTCTTGAATTAGAATACCCAAAATAAACATAATTATATGATGGCATTCGTTCTATTGAACCATCATCATTAATTTTATTGAAATAAACAATTTGACTATCTCTCCAAGAAGGAATAATTTTTGAAGGATCTACATCATCGTGAATGTTAATAACACCCTTTAATGCTGATTCAGAACTTGAAGTATTAACATCCAATCGTATATAATGACTTCCGTATGCTAAAATTTCAGGAGCGATATCTGTAATTAGTCGTTCAATATTAAAGTTCTTTTTAAAAGATTTTGATTCTTTTGTAGCAAGTTCATTCTCGCTCCCATCATCATTTACTATTTGAACTTTGAAAACTTCTTCGTCTTCGCCTACTGTATTAAGAGCATCGTCTATGATTCTACTAATCATCATTTCAGACAAATAAAAACCTTTTATTCCTGAAATTTTATTGTGAATAGATTCGAGATTCTTCTGAGTATTTTGTAATGCTATATTCACTAGATTTTCTGATTGTTGAGCATCACCAGCATTAGCAAAATTACGACCAGTTGCCGCATCCTTTCCTGTATTAGTCCACCAAAAAAGTTTTTGTGTAAACTTGTTAAAATTCATTATGATTCCTTTTTAATTTTTTCCATGTTATTGAAAGTATTTAAACTTTCTGGTTGATTTATTTAGATTTCTCCAAATAAATCAACATTCACTCCACCCATTCTGATTAAAGCATCATAAGTAGGGTCTCCTGAACTTAATCCAGCAGATTCCTTCAACTTATTGACGAACCCTTTATTATCAAATTTTGAAACAGGAATATCATTAAAATTTATAATACAAGAAGCAACAGCATCAGTTAAATCTTTACTTATATCTAATTCTCTATTTTTAAGAACTTCTATATTACTTCTGATGTCTTCTAAGTGGTCTATCTTCTTATCAGTTTCTACTAAACAAAAAAGTTCTTCTCTTAGTATTTCGTTTTTAGGAAGTTTTAATCTCTTCTCCTCAATTGCATATTTTAGAGCATAATAAGCATCTTTCTTTTTATCCACTGAGTAGTCTTTAACTTTAAAACCATCTTTCTCTAGAATTTGCAAAGTGTCAAGCGATTGATAACCATCGGCAGTTACTAATGCTATATCAAATCCTATCTCTCTAAGATCTCTAATAAAATCTCTTATTTTCTCGAGTCTCAGTTTTTTACCTTTTACTGATGGTAAGAAAGCAATACATAAATCTGCCCAATATACAAAATCTTCAAAAGTACCTGATAGATTTTCTCTTTGTCTATTAACTTTTATTTCACTTCTTCTATGAAGCATAGCAAATCCAAATCTATCTCTTGTTACTCCAATATCCAAAGCAATTACTCGTTTGAAATTTTCACCTTCCCCTTCTGGATTGTGCATAATATTTGATGAGAATGCTAAAAGTTTTTTTGTATCCATATGGTTTATAATTTTATCTTCAACTTCATCAGAGACATACATATAATCTTTACCATACAATTTCGTAAGAGATAAACACTCTTCGACCTCTTTTTTGTCTTTTATAAAAGTTTTTGAACTCACTGTCGGTTTACCTAAAACATCTTGAATACCAGCATATATAGAGTTATTAAACTCAATTTTATGTTCAATCGGTACATCGTAGATTTTCATAGGGTCAATAGCGAATGCTTTATCGTAGTCATCTTTATTGTTGATTATAAATGGATCAGAATCATAAGTACCTATAAAAACTTTAAAATTCTCGCCGCAATAATCAATTTTCTCAGCAAGTACATCAAATCTAGCAGGATTTACTACTTCTATTCCAGAAAATCCTTCATAATTTGACTTGATTTGTTCGGTTAATGAAGCATCTGTTTGTGCTGACGATATAATGAAATAATGTGCCGGCCATGTATCACCTTTCAATAAGAAACGAGATGTAATCCTATTAATCATTTCGGTAACTAACTCAAAAGATCCACCCTTTACAACTTCTTGATTAATCTCATCTGAAATTGCCCCGATAACATCCTTACCAACTAACTGTCTTTTTCTAGTTGAAATTCTTAAATCTATATTTTTATTAAAAAGAGTTCTATCTGATTTACTAAACATTTCAACAAAGAATGGACTTTCCCTCATAATCGCTAAAATTGGATCATAGTTAATACTTTCAGCAGTTTCCATTGTAGAGTTTGTTAGCATAAAAATAATCTTCGTCGTTCCAGGAAGTTTGAACTTCTCTTGTGGATTCTTAAGATGCAAGACTCTGCACATATCGTATAACATAGCATAAGTAGAAATCTTTGTATTGTGATGTAAACTTCCATCAGGAGTACAATATATATGTGGATCGTCTATATTAAAATCAAAAACTATTTCATTTGATTTTCTTATTCTTCTAGTAACCTTATACGAATTTCCATCTTTATTATCAACACTAACTGCTTTTTCAGCACTTACCTCTTTTCCGTTCTGGATAATGTGGTGGTGCGAACTTACATTCAATCTTGTTTCATTTTCAAGAATTAAATCCATAGTTTCTACTTTCTTTGTAACTAAAAAATTCATTTTAGCAACCCCCGAGGGAGTTTCAACAAACATATCAGGAGTAGCATAGTGAGTTTGACCGACAGAATTATTATATTCATTTTCTTCGTGAGAAATACCTAATCGCTCAAATAAAATACCAATAGGAATTTTAATTTTTTTCATATTTATTCCTTTTAGAATATTTAACAATACATAGGTGAATATTTCACCCTAAATAAACTCGGCGCTCTTTTGTCTGGAATAACTTTATGTGGTCTTATTCCGAAATTATTCATATGAGATAATTCTTTGCTCATAATTTGTATTCCAGCAATCATAATTTTTTGAACTAAACTCATATTAGTTTTCCGTTGAACTCTGGCCAAAGTTCCCACAACTTTGTTGACTTTCACCCAACATTCTCCCTCCAGAATTATATTCAATCCATTATCAGTTGAAAAGTTCAAAAAGTCACTTCGTCTAAGGTTTACTCCCTCTTGTTTTGAGGTTTTAATGACATGTGAAATAACTTGTTCTGCTTTTATAGTGTAATCTATTTCATACATTTTATCTACAAATTGTTGTAATCGTTTTAAGAAAGATTCTATGCTTGATGCTTTAAATTTATCTGAAAAATAAATCCAACCATTTCTAACAAAAATAGCATAAGATTCGTTTTTGTTACTTAGTTCTACTGAATTTTGGTACTCAGTAAATTGATATCTTTCTTCTGTGATTTGTTCAATTCTTTTAAAAAGATATTCTTTTGTTTGTTTAAGTTTACTTTCTCGCTGGAGTTTTCTTGAAAGAACTACCACTCTTTCAATAGTTTCCTTTATCGGAGTTCCAAACTTTTCAAACAATTCTTTTGCATCAGGTAAAATGTGTTGAACTAAATCCATTGCTGATTTTTCCGATAATTTTGGTTGATAATATGCTTCTTCGAGGGTGATGAAGTTAAATTGTTTTGTCATTTTTATTCCTTTTTATATAATATAATTATACTATAAAAATAAGAATTTGTTAAAAGAAAAATCTATTTTTCGGAAGAATATTTATAATTTCCAGAATCATAAAATATTCTAAATCCATTCATTAACATATTTTCTTTAGCAGTCATATTTTCGTCATATTTATCTAATTTTTCCGATAACATATGTTTTTGATAAGACATTCTAGAAAAAAGTTTATTTTTATAGTAAAAGAAATTCGGCGGAGATATACTTTCTAATTGAAGTGTTTTCCCATATACATTTTCTTTATAAGTCCATCTTCTATTTCCGTACGAAATGAATGTTTTTTCTTTAGTAAGTTTCGAGAATCCTCCAACTACTATACAATTCTTCAAAGAAGCAAATCTTATAAGTTCAGTTTCTCCTTCTTTAAATCTACTTTGACCAAAGGTCGCTAAACAAACCAACTCGTCTTCAAAAAATAATCCAATCGCTTCGCTTGATGGAGTATAACTTTGTAAATGGTTCTTGAATAAGAACTCTTTTTCTCGTTCAGTACTTACTTGTCTGATTTCACACTTTCTAGCGAATATCTTTCTTTTAACTTTACCTAATTTTATTGCTATTTTACTAAACCAAATTTGCTTCTTTATGGTGTCCCATTCAGTATCTAAAATATGAAATAAGTGAATATTTTTATCTTCGCATTGATTAGTTTTCTCTAACAAAGAATCTTTTGTATTTAGGTTTTTTGGAAACCCCAATCCATCTGAATGCCACATTATACCATTATATTCGATTGCAAAATTTAATTCTGGTATAAAAATATCCAATTCCTTACCATTTAGAACTTCTCTATCGTTGTGAATAACCTCACCATCATATATACTCTTGATAAATTCAATTATTTCTGCTTCTGGTTTGTTTGGTACTACTGATTTTTGGAAATCTTTAGTTTCTACAAAGGACTTTACATTATATTTTTCAAGCATAGTTGATTTATAAGACTCTTGCCATTTCATTTGTCTCTCGTCGAAAATCTTATCTGCTTCGACATTTGAATATTTTAAAAGTAATTTATCGTATGAAAATTTTGACTGAAATTCTCTAACTTTCTCTTTTGCCTCGTTCTCACTTAAACCTTGTTTTGTCCAATACTCGATATTTGAAGGAATTAGTCTGTTGTCCATTTTACCTGATTTCCAAGACTCTTTTGAAGTTTTAGATTGTTCTCTTTTGACTTGTTCTTTCGCTTCTTCCTTACTGAACCCTTGATTGGTCCAATACTTTTCAGTATTTTTTAATCCTTTGGTTTTATTTGAATTGAAACTCTTTCTTTCCTCAGGACTCATTTGTTCAATCTTTGCTTTATTAGCATTAGATTGTTTGAGTATTAATTCCTTAACTTTTTGCTCTGCTTGTTCTTGGTTATAACCTCTTATTAAGTAGAAATAAGGTTTTGTAGAACACAAAACCTTTCCGTAGAATTGAGATCTCAATTTCTTTGGTTCTAAATCTGATTTATTAAAAGTTTCATTTATGTTATTATGAAAAAATTCTTTAAATTCTTTTGGAAGAGATGGCATAAAATCTATATCAGAAATAAATGCAAGAAACTCTTCTTCAGTATTCAAATCTTTCAGATATTTTTGCCTAAACATTATTCTCATTATAAATACTCTTCTAAATTATATTTTTTAATATCTTCATCTGACATCAAAATCTCCAATTCTTGGTCTTTTCCAAGACATTTCCCGATTCCAGTCCCTCCAGACATCAATACGATTTTCAAATTCGGATCATATTCAAAGAATGGTGTGGGATACCATTCGTTAAGTTTATCTTTCCAGTATTTGAAAACTTTCGTTCCTTCCTGAGTTTCTTCACCTAAATAATAAGGATTTGAAAGAAACTCGTTTATAGTGGGAGGTGTTTTTTCGTATTGAAGTCGTTTAGACATTTCCTTATAAACTTGTTTCACTGACATAGATAAACCTTATTGTTCAGGGATCTCTTTTCTAAACTTTTCACCAGCATCTCTTACGACTGTCATAATATCAGCATAAGATGGATTATTTTCATCAGATTTGCTGATTGATTTTACAATAGCAGATAAGTGAGTCATAACATAAACTAAATTTTGAGCAGTTATATTTTCTGAAGATTCTAGTTGAACCCCTTCTTCTAAATTAAATTGTAAAGTAACATTTTCTGTTTTCATTTATTCTCCTTCAACATCTAAAGTTGTGTCTGAACCAGCATCAATAAGTTCTAATACTTCTTCTAAATCTAAATCTGAATTTTCCTCTGCTTCTTTTAAAAGAGCATAACATACAGAAAGCATAGTTACCAAATCTTCAACTTGTATATTTTTTGTACCATCTACTGTACAATTATTTTCTTTATCAATAGTAAAAACCATATTTTTAGGTTCTGCCATATTTATTCCTTTTGTTAATATTTTTTATTATACTGTAATAAACCTTAAGATTTAATTAAATTATCCAGAACTTTAGAATTATTTAGAAAGTTCTGAATATATGATTGAGGATAGAATACAAACTAAAAGTTCTTCTGCTTCTGAATTAACTTCAAAAACTTCCATTCCATTTTTTGTGATTGTAGTAAGTTTGTCGAATTTATCATATTCGACAGAGAAGGGTCTGATTTTTGAATATTTTTGTACAAGTATAATAATATCATCAATCATTGAAAGGGATCTGTGTTGTTCGAAATTATTTGCAAATTCAGCAAAATCTATTTCTTTGTCTTTACAAATTTGGTTAATATACCCTTTCAAAAGTAACCAAATTTGTCTTGAACTCTTGTTCATTAATCTCCTTTATTCTAATAAATCTTCATCATCCAAATCAATACTTATCGTTGAAGCATTCATAAAAGAGTCTACTATAATTTCAGTGTTTTCTTTTCTGTGTTTTTGAGTAGATTTTAATTCTTTCATTGGTTCGCCCAATAAATCATTCAAAAATTCATCAGCAGAAGTATCTTCATTAATTTCTTCTTCAACAATTTTATCAAGATATTCTTCTTGTAATTCTTGTTTCTTAGGAGTGTGTTCGTTTATTTTAGTTACAGGAACTACAATAACTTTCTTGTATATAGCACCAAACTCATCATTGTTTGTTACTAAGTCATCTATTTTGTATAATTGTTCGCCCGCTGGCATTTTGAAAACCATAAGCGACCCAATAGGAACAGTAGATAAGTCATCAAAGAAAATTGCTTTTTCGTCACCATTTAACTCATCAAAAAATCCACCATACTGAACTTTCGCTCCTCCAAATACAAAGGGTGCTAGAAATTTACCTGTCCAGTCAGGAGTGTCTGAGTATTGAATCTCATCGTCATATCCACCCCTTGCTGAATCATATCCTTTGGGATAATACATTTCTCCCTCTAAACCAAATATATTTGAAAGAACAGATATAGCAGTCCTTCCTGCTATTCTAAGTGTTGGACTAAATAGCACCTGCGCCCTCCTCATTTTGTTGAACTTCAAATTCATATAATTCTTTCATTTTTTCAGAATCAATATATTCTTTTATACATCTCATATTTCTTATATCACAAATACAATTAGTACCTTTCCAAGCACCAATTCCACCTTTACCTATAACTAAATCGCCAACAGCATCTTTACCGTTTGTTGAATTAGTTGTGCTGTAAAATTCTCCATTATGATAAAGTTCAAGATTATTATCGTCAGTATATGAGAATGAAATAAATTCCCATTCCTTTGAATCTTTATAATCATAAAAACTACCATCATTATAACCACCATTTAGTGAAATTTTACAATTACTAGAATTGTTTCTATCTTGTTTAAATTCAACTTCATAATTATTACCGCGGTCGTCTGCGCCTATTGTGTACATTAAACTTCGTCTTGTAC